GTAGCTGCATTCTGATTTAGTTGTGCAGTAAAATAGAATTTCTCTGGTGAAGTTTTCTTTGCCTAGTGCCTGTATGTCTGCTGTTAGCGCATCGCTAGAACCATAATAGTCCTTCCAGTCGCTTTCGATCTTGCCTCTAATCTTCTTTCGCTTCTTCTTGCCGTTTTTAAGTGTGATTGTTTTGTATGTTGTTTTAGCGAATTTTGCTAGTTTTTTGCCTATGTACTTGCGTCCAGAGATAACATTTGTAATAAGATATACGAATCCGATATACTCTTCTGAGATTTCTTCAACGATTTTTTTCTTATACAACCATGTCATCCCTTATGTATCTTGGGGGGCCTTCCTACCATGCCTTTTCTGGCTTGTTTTCGTTCGTCTCGTTTTGTTTGTATTTCTACTCGCCTAATTGATGCCTCGTTGCGTATTTCACTTAGCCAATACCGTGCCTTTACTCCTGCCTCGTCGCTGCCTCTGTACTCAAAACGATCCTGCCATTTGAAATATTCCTGAAAGGCACGGATCATCTTATCGTGAGATTCAGTTGTCAAGCAACAATCTCCACATCATTCGAATAGCTGGTGAATCCGTTTTCTTTTATAACTCTCAACACATGATTCACCCTGCTGGTTAAGTCATCTCGGTGACTGATCAAGAATACATTCTTGTTTCTTTCACGAGTCATCTTCTTTAACACAGCAATACTTGACTCAACACCTGATGCATCCATGCCACTATCTACTAATTCATCAATAAACAGCAAGTTGATAGCCTGATATAGATTCTCCCATACATCACGGAACGCCCAACTTAGACTTAGGATCAGGCGATTGCGTTCGCCACGACTTAGATTATCAAAGTCCAGGTCTTGACCCAGTTGTGTAATGATCACACTTAGATCATTTTGAAATTCAACAGTGTGCGGCAAGCCTATGCGATCTAGATAATAGGTCAGTCGCTGATTCAAATAGGCCAAGTTCTGATCAATAATTCGCTTGCGGATAAAACTATCTTTGTTTGTCAACAGTTTATGCAAAAACTCTTGATGATCCTTGACACGAACCATCTCGTTGAGACTGTTATAATCAATTACCTGCACCGCAGTATGTCTTAGTTCTTCTATTTGTTCGGTATATGGATTGGTTTCAGCTGCTTTGATTTCTAAATCACGCTCAAACCCACTGAGAGTGTTTTTATGATTCAATGCCTGCTCAAGATTGTCATAGACCACAACAGGACATTCGCCTAGTTCACCTAATTCCTTAAGAGCGTCAGTATGTTCCATCCATTGTGTATTCGTGGACAAGGCCTGAAGTGCAGTTTCTTGCAGATCTTTACGCTTCTTTTCTAGCAGTGCTACCTGTTTGTCATCGTGAAACCCTTGTCCGCAACTATGACAGGTATGATTTTCTAAACTGGCAATATCCGCTTTGAGTTTTTCTATATCTTTGTTTTCTCTAGCTTCATCTAATTCACAGCGTTTGATCCAACTAGAAATTTCGTTAATACTTTTACGCTTGGCGTTATATGCATCTAGTGATCTATGTGCTAGAATTTCTTGATCAATATCAATATCCAGCAATTTCTCAATGGCTCTTGCTAGATTAGTAACACTGACTTCGTTCTGTTCAGTCCACATCTTGGCTTTACGCTCAAGCGAGTCAATGCTCTGCTGAATTCTATCGTTGCTAGAACGAATAGTTTCAATTTTAGTGTTCTCAGTAACAATAGAGTCTTTGCTATTTTTAATTTGTTCTTTTAATGCTTCGGCTTTTTCGCTTAACTGTGTAATACCCAACAACTGTTCAATGATTGCTCGTTGATCAGCAGCCTTCATACTCAAAAACGGTTCAGTGTAAGTGTTCAGAGCCACAAGATGTTTAAACATGTCGTGAGTCATGCCAAATACATCTTCGATTTCTTTTTGTGTTTCTCTACTGTCGCCTTGACTTTCGTCTTGATTCTTGTCTTCGTGTGCGTGACCGTTTACAGTAAACTTCAAGACATTAGGTTTACGACCTCGCTCGATGTGATAGTTGACACCGTCCTTTTCAAAGGTTACAGTAGTCAGCATGCCTTTGCCGTTGATCTTGTTAACAAGATTGTCTTTCTTGATGTTAGTTAGAGCATTGCCGTAGATAGCATAGCTGAGACCGTTGATGATGGTAGTTTTACCGGTACCGTTACGAGCTCCGCTGTCATCCCCACCTAGATCTAAGTTCTCACCTAAGACAAGAGTTAGTTGTCCTTTGTCAAAGTCAATGGCCTGCGTCTGTGCGCCCACACTCATGAAATTGCGTACAGTTAGATTTTTAATTTTAATCATAGTTCTCTATAGATCTCCAATAACAGGCCTTTGTCGAAAGTATCGCTGTCAATGGCATTGATTTGATTCATAACAATAGTATCAACTGATTCAAAGTTGATATCAATAGGAGCATTACCGGATTCAACATCTACTTTTTCTGGAATCAGCATAAGCTCACGCAACTTATACTGAGGCATAAATGTTTCTTTGATAAAGTTTGCTTCTTCAAAACTAATAGGCAAGTCGATAGTCACACGGCAATGCATACGCTCTCGTAGCAATTCGTCCGGGCGATCGATAATCTGACTCAGTTTGTAAGTTCTAAAAGTAGGTTGTCCTGGCCAAGTGTGATACTCTGGCTTACCACCCCACGCTAATATCATCATACCGCGATCATCATCGCCTGCATCTGCATAGTTGTGCGGAAAACAATTACCAATATAGGTAATACTGCCTTTGCTCTGCCGCTTGTGAAAGTGCCCACTGAACACATATTCTTGATTGACAAAATGATCGCTCTGTAATTGTCCGTGATCCGGCATCTGTACCATAGCGTTCATCATAAACAAGGGTAATTCTAAATGACCAAAGATATAACGACTTTGTATTTTAGATACACTGCGCCACTCATCACCTACTAGCCAAGGCATGATAGTTACATCACCCGCAGTCATAGTTTCATTTACTAATTCAATGTTAGGGAACAATCTTGCAAATTCGAGACTGTGAATTTCACGCTTGTCTTTATAGAACTCATCGTGATTGCCTAGAATAACATAGACTTTCTCAAAGGATTTACTCAGTCGTTCTAGGTTTGACACTGTGTAGTTCATAGTACTAACATCTGTAGTATTACGATTATGGTGCCAGTCGCCTAGGAAGATGCATGTTTCTGCACCTTGTGCTATGGCAGTATCACAAAACCAATCAACGAAATCTTCGCAGTCTTGATTATGTGTACGGCTTCCTGATTTTAGACCGAAATGTATATCGGTGAAACAAGCTACTTTTTTAAATAATGACATAGAATCTCCTTAGTTAGTTTAACAACATTTAACACCAAGGTCAATCCCAATCACCACCACCTTCACCAGAACTTGCGCCAGTTCCACCATAGGTTCCCGAACCTCCACTGTTCTGTCTAGTCCAACTGGGATTCATTCCGTTCATTTCTAAAATATCGTCTCGAATGTTTTGATTGCGTTTCTCAATGTTGATAATTCTAACGAATGAATTAGTGACAGCAGCAGTATAGTAAGCAAAAGGATTATCAGATTTACTTTCATCGAATTGGAGTCCTATTTGAGTTAGTTGGAGAATGGCTTGCCCACGCATTTCGTCGTTGTAGGTGTAGCCACGAACATTGCCACGAGTGGCGTATCTTTCACAAAGTTTTAAAAACATGCGGGCTAGGTTGTTAGTCATCTTGCCGTGCTCTTTGTTAAACTCGCCTGTGTCTAACGGCCCCTTCCAATGACTTTTTCCTACCAGTATTAGATTTTCATTGTCGTCAAACTTCCAATGTTGGAAGGGAGGAAAGTTTACTTTGTCGTGACTGTCAGCTGTATTCTTGAGAGTCTTCTTACGACCCGGTGCTAACGGTATGTGTTCAAAGGTCATGATGCGGAACACAACATCTACTTTTTTAATTGTTTTATAATCTACTTCAAACTCTTTTGCAGGTAGCTTTTTACCGCCTGTTAGTACTGCTAGTTCGTGAGCTCGTTTGCTTAGTCTAGAGGCTTGATTTCTTTTTGCTTCAGCAATTGTTCTAACATTTATTTTGCTGATATTTGGCAAAATTAAATCATACTCGCTGTAGTCGGGACTTGTAAAACTACAGTAAGTATTCTTGCTTAGATGTATTTCTCGTAGTAGATCTTTGTTGGTTAAGTACTTGATTTTAGGTGGTTGCGCACTGATTGTCATAGTTATAGGGTTCTCCATTACTTATATAATAACACATTTTGTCAAGAATAAATAGACTAAAAGGAATATTTCTTATGGGTCTTTCACTCAATCCGTTCTCCTCAATTCTTAGTTCAGCTAAGAGTGCAGTCAGTGCAGTTACTAATCAATTCGGCGGTGGCTTCGGTAGTGGCGGCATGAATGCCGGTATGCGTGGTCTCGAAGACACAGTAAACAAACTAGGCGGCGGCATCGGATCGGCATTAAACGGTCTAAGTGCAGGCGGCTTCGGTGACATAGGTACTGCATTAAAAGGTATAGGTAGCATTACAAACATTGCCGGTGATATCGGAAGAAGTATCAATGGTGCAGGAATCGGCGGCGCAATAGGCGCTGTAGGAGGATTTGCCAGTGCTATTTCCTCAGGAGCAGGCCAGCTCAATAATGTACTTAGCTTGTTTAGGGGTAAAAATTTACCAGCAAGCGGAGAGTTGTTTGAACAACGAGGATCGTTTGTAGAACTACAATCAGGCAATGCCGAAGACTGGCGTGTTAGAATCAACTGCAACTTTGGACTATTCGGAGATAACGCTTTTAGCTTATTACAAGAAACCAACGGAGTAGTTTGGCCCTACAACCCATCGATAACTATAGCTACTAAAGCCAACTACTCTGCTATTGATCCAGTACACAGCAACTATCCGTTTCAAGCATACAAAAGCAGCTCAGTTGACGACATACAAATATCTGGTGAATTTAGTTGCGAAACAGAACAAGATGCAGCCTACTGGATACAAGCCACAACATTTTTTAAAGCATCTACTAAAATGTTTTTTGGTAAGAGCACAAACGCTGGTAATCCACCGGTGATCTGTAATCTAAGCGGCTACGGTCCCGGAGTGTTAAATTCTATTCCAGTTGTGGTAAAAAGTTTTTCAGTTGACTTACCCGAAGATGTAAACTATATCAAATGTTCGTCTAACAATTTTGGCCAAGCTACATGGGTTCCTATCCTAAGTAAAATTTCTGTTACTGTAACACCGATATACAACAGAAGTAAACTTCGTCAGTTTAGTCTACAAGAATATGCATCAGGCTCAATGAGCACCAAGGGATATATTTAATATATGGCTACACAATCTAATACGGTCAAATACAAAAAGACTAGCCCATGGGCCACTACTAAACAGAACAGGTTGTACCTTGACATACTGTCAATTCGCCCAGTGCCTGCAGAAAGTGATGACTTCAAATATGTTATTGAAAATCAATATCGTCACCGGCCTGACCTACTGGCCTTTGACCTGTATGGTGACCCTAAATTATGGTGGGTATTTGTTCAAAGAAATATGGACGTTATCAAAGATTGCATCTATGACTTTGAACCAGGAACGGTTATTTTTATTCCTAAGAAATCAAATCTACAGAATTATTTAGGAATATAATATGTGGGATGAAATAGGATTTAATGGCAGCACCTACGAAGATGACCCGGGTGTAACAAATGTTCCATCTGGAGTTGCATCGGTTGTAACAGGCGCTACAGAAGCCTTGGCAAGTTGTAATGTTGGCGATTTTGCTAATTTAGGTGACATTGATTTTTATAGTCTTGCTGGGTTTCAACAACAGTCAACGGCTAACGGCCCCCCGTATGAAAATATTCTCGAACAATTTGCATCATACACTCCATTATGGACATTGGCTTGCCTTTCACCTGATCAGTTCAACGATCCAAGTCAATATAGAGGAAAGCCCGGCGCTTTACAAAATGTAGTATTTTCTTCAGCAGGTCGATTTGCTAGTCAGCGCACACAGACCATTGTTGGAGCACCTGAATATTTTGTCAATAATTTTAACATGAGAATGACACTGGCAGCAACAAAGGCCAGTGGCTCGACTAATGTTATTAATTTTGCCTTTGAAGTCTATGAACCATATTCAATGGGCTATTTTATTCACAGTTTACAAACCGCAGCTATCAACGCAGGCTATCCTAATTACAACGGAACACCATACTTATTAAAATTAGAATTTGTTGGACACAAAGACAACGGACAAATGTTTGGCAGCAGTGAAGCACTAAACAAATATTTTGTTATACAATTTACAAAAGTTAACTTTACAACCAATGAAGGCGGCAGCACCTACAAGTGTGAAGCAGTGCCACTCAATCACACCGGATTTACCAATGTTGCTCAACAGATCGTAAACAACATTAAACTTCGTGGCGAAAATATTAAAGAAATGTTGGTAGCAGGCAATACTAGTCTATGCAGTATTCTTAACAAAGCACAGATGGATCTAGTTCCCAAGACTCAAGATTTAAATGACAAATATATTGTTGTATTTCCAGAAAAATGGAATGACCCTATTGGCCTTCCCGGTGCCGGTGCCGAACAATTTGAAACAGAGCAACAGGCAACCGCTGACCCCCAAGCGCCTGAATCATCGCCTATCAAGGGCAGAACCGGACAAGATTCTTTAAGTTACGGAAATGGTATTATTGGAACTAGTAGTTTAGGATTTGGAGCCACCTCTGGCGGTAACATGAATTTTGGATTTGAAAACGATGTTACAGATGAAGCTACGGGGTTGATTAAACGAAATTCTCTAACCATTGATCCTAAACAACGAGAGTTTTCTTTTGAAGCCGGTGCAACCATACAGAATGTCATCCAAGAAGTTATACTAAGTTCTGATTATGCAAAAAATGCCCTTGACCCATCGAAGCTAGACAGTGAAGGAAGAATAAGTTGGTTTAGAGTTGATGTACAAATCAAAATTGGAGATTTTGATCTTAAAAGAAATACACGCCAGCGAACTTATATTTTTAGAGTACTACCTTTTATGGTACACTCTAGTGTGTTTAGGAACCCCACAGCTAATCCTCCAGGATATCCAGGCCTTAATAAAATTATAGGGAAAGAATACAAGTATATCTACACAGGACAAAACAACGATATTTTAAAATTTGACATACAAATCAATCAATTATTTCATACTGGTAAGCAACCTGCACCGCCAGAAAACAGTGCAGGTGTAATAGCAACTTCAACTTCAACGGTAGGAGAAGATCCAGATCAGATCTATATAGTTCCCGACACTGACACAGCAGATGCTGCCACTACTGTAGATGCTGCGCCAGCACTTGGTGATATGTCAGTGACTAAACAAACCACTAAGGGCGGATATGGTGCGCAAACAGTTGCTCGAAGAGTTGCAGAAACGCTGAAAAATGCTATTCTAAATCAAGGCACCGGTGACATGACTAAGATTAATTTAGAAATTTTAGGAGACCCTTATTGGATTAGCGATAGTGGTATGGGCAATTATCTAGGCGACGAGCATGACGGACAACCATATATTATGAGAGATGCTGGCGGTAGTGTAAACTATCAAGGAGCAGATACTCATATAAGAGTAATTTTTAGAACTCCAGTGGAACCCAATCTTGGAACTTCAGGAGTAGGTGGCTTGTACAATTTTCCACCTAATGAACCAATCAATCCTTACAGTGGAATTTATAAAGTTCTCTATTGTGACAATAAATTTAGTGATGGAAAATTTACACAAACAATCGAAGCTACTCGTATGCCAAATCAGCCACAAGACTACGATCCTTACAAAGGACCGAGCAAAAAGATATTTGCAGCTGATATCAGCAAACAAGATACTCCAGACACCGGCGTTAATACTGATGATGCAAGTTATAATGAAAGCAATCCGCTGTATGGAATTGATATTGCCGGATGGGAAGGTAGTGGATATACCGATGAAGAGATTGCACAAAACAACGCCGACTTAGGTGATTTCCCAGGATAATAAATGGCACAAGTAAAAAGAGAATCAGCAAATAAAACCAGCGACATTTCCGGAGGTCCGTATCTTGCTAAAATTATCAGTCACCTAGATCCTACATTTATGGGCGGGCTAGAAGTTACGCTTTTAAGACCAGATGGTAATAGTATTGGTGATGGTGGGCAAACTTACGGAGTAAGGTATGCTAGTCCCTTCGCCGGACAAACAGCATTTGAATTTCAAGGATCCAATGTAGATGATTTTAACGACACACAAAAAAGTTACGGTTTTTGGTTTGTACCGCCCGATGTAGGAAATACAGTATTGGTATTTTTTATCGAAGGTGATCCTAGTCAAGGCTATTGGTTAGGCTGTGTTCCAGACAAATTTTCAAATCACATGGTTCCGGGTATTGCAGCCAGCAGGTCAGTGGCTTTTGCTGATGGCGAACAAGAAAAATACGATACTGGATTTGTGCCAGTTGCTGAAGCAAATCGCCGTGCTAACTCTCTTGAAGAAAATACAGAAATTGATAAAATCAAGCGAGCAGTGCATCCCATTGCTGATCATTTTTTAGAAGAAGGATTATTAGAAGATGATGTTAGAGGTGTAACATATTCTACCAGCCGTAGGAATGTTCCTAGTAGTGTTTATGGTATTTCAACTCCAGGCCCATTAGATCGAAGGGACGGAGCAAAGAAAACATTTATTGGTAAATCAGATAGTCAAAGTCCGGTGCCTGTTCCTGTGAGTAGACTAGGTGGTAGTCAATTTGTCATGGACGACGGCGACGATCGTTATCAGCGTAGAACACCTGCCGGAGATGGCGGCTATGATTATGCTGACACACTCGACGGCGACGCTGGAGAACCAACAATACCATCAGATGAATATATTAGACTGCGTACGAGAACAGGCCATCAATTATTATTACACACCAGTGAAGATTTAATCTACATAGGTAATAGTAGAGGAACCAGTTGGATCGAAATGACCAGTGATGGTAAAATTGATATCTTTGCCGAAGACAGTATTAGTATTCACACTAAACAAGATTTTAATTTTTATGCCGATCGCGATTTTAATTTTGAAGCCGGTAGAAATATCAACATGAAAGCTTCTGCGGTACACGAAACCGGCGGCGGAAACTTTCGTGTAGACACAGAAGCTAACACTAGATTCTTTGTCAAAGGCGATACAAAAATTACCACAGAAGGTGAAGTACATATTGCTACGTTGAAAGATAATCATATAACTTCTGTAATGAATAATAATTTTAAAAGTATTCTAAGCACCTATATTCAGTCAAGTCTAGATACTCATATAAAAGCAGGAACTAACATTAATATTCAATCTGATACAAGCATGGATATCAAATCTGGAGATGCTATGCAGGTGACTGCCGGAGGTGACGGCAGTTGGGGTGCAGCCAATTTAACATTTACTGGCGGAGCCATTAATCTTAACGGTCCTGCAGCCCCTGATGCAGCTGATGCTACAAAATCAACAGCAGCCACGCCAACATTAGCATTAGGTATTAATGGAAATATTGTAATTAATCCAGCAGCAGCCGAATGGGTAGGTGCAAGATATAATACAGAAACTCCTTTAGAAAGTATTATGTTTAGAATACCCATGCACGAGCCCTGGCCCAGTCACGAGAACCTAGATCCTCTATCAGTTAAACCTGATCTAACTGATAGAGAACAAGCAGGCGGTGGTGAAGACGGACTAGCAGCCGGTGGCGACGAAGGTGGCGATCCACCACCAGAGGAAGCATAAAATATGGCAAAACTATATAATCAACAATCAGTAGCAACTAACAAAGCTACTACAATACAAACTAGTTCTAGTTTTAGATACAAGGGATTCAGCTCTAACGAAACAAAAAACAATTTTAAACTCTACGACATTGAACTAGTCAAGCGAGACCTAATGAATCACTTTTATATTCGCAAAGGTGAGAAATTGGAAAACCCTAATTTTGGAACCATTATTTGGGACATGTTATTTGAAAATTTTACCTCAGAAGTTCGCAGACTAATCACTGAAGATGTTGAGCAAATCATCAATTACGATCCAAGAGTTAAAGTAAATGCATTGACAATTGACAGCACAGATCAAGGTATTAGAATACAAGCAGATGTTGTTTATCTGCCGTTTAATGTCAACGAGCGCATGACTTTTGACTTTGACAAAACAAACAATATAGTAAACTGACCAGTTTATTTTTTAGGGTAAATATGTGATAGGGCAAGAAAAACAATGACTACGACTACTAGACAAACGAATTTAATATTGAATCAGGATTGGACAAGAATCTATCAGACCTTTAAAAGTGCTGATTTCAAAAGCTACGACTTTGAAAATTTGCGTAGAGTTATTATCACATATCTGCGTGAAAACTACCCAGAAGATTTCAACGATTACATTGAATCTAGTGAATATCTAGCTTTAATTGATGCTGTAGCATTTCTAGGACAAAGTCTAGCATTTCGTATTGACCTTGCCAGCAGAGAAAACTTTATTGAATTAGCATCTCGTAGAGAAAGCGTCCTTCGTATAGCCCGTATGTTGAGCTATAATGCGAAGAGGAATATTGCCAGCAAGGGTCTGTTAAAATTCGACACCGTTAGCACCACTGAGAATATCCTTGATGCCAACGGAAAAAATCTTGCCCGACAAATTATTCAGTGGAACGACTCAACTAACCCTAACTGGAAAGAACAGTTCAACGCCATATTAAATGCTGCTATGGCAGATAATACTGAAATCGGCCGTAGTCAAGGCGCTGCTACAATTCAGGGCATTCCTACAGAACAATATAGATTTAGAACCGCCAGCAGAGATGTTCCAATTTTTACCTACAACAAAAATGTTGCCGGGCGATCTATGCCTTTTGAAATGGTAAGTACCGCATTTAAAGGCAGTGAAGAGATTTATGAAGAACCCCCAGTTCCTGGTAACCAGCTTGGGTTCATTTACAAGTCAGACGGTAAAGGTGCTGCTAGTACCAACACCGGATTTTTCTTGATGTTTAAACAGGGTAGTCTTGAGCTTGCAGACTTTTCAATAGCTGTACCTACCACCAACGAGAAAGTAGCAGTAGATGCTGATAATATCAATAACAGTGATGTATGGTTGTTTCAATTAGCGGCCAACGGCGCCCAGATCGATCCTTGGACACAGGTATCTAATCTAACTGGTAATAACATTGCCTATAACAGTATTGAAAAAAATATCAGAAATATATATTCTATATCTACAAAAAATTCAGATAGAATAGATCTTATTTTTGCAGACGGCGTCTACGGAAATCTACCACAAGGATCGTTTAGAGTTTACTATCGTGTTAGCAATGGTCTTTCATACAGTGTTCTTCCTAATGAAATGCGCGGTATTAACATTGAAGTATCTTATGTAAACAAGTCCGGACAAAGTCATGTTCTTAAGATTAGCATGAGTTTAAAATACACAGTTAGCAACAGTGTACCTGCTGAAACTGTAGAAAGCATTAGAACAAAAGCACCTGCCCAATATTACACTCAGAACAGAATGATTACGGCAGAAGATTACAATCTTGCGCCACTGGCTAGTAGCCAAGACATCTTAAAAGTCAAAGCCATTAACAGAACATCTAGTGGGGTTAGTCGCAATTTTGACATCATTGATGCTAGCGGAAAATATTCTAGCGTAAATGTATTTGCTGATGACGGTTTAATTTATAAATCAGAAAGTGAAAAAAGTCTAGCATTTAAAAATGTTAGTAGAATTGACACAATTAATTTTGTAAGACAAAGTATCGAACCTCTGTTTACTAATACAGGAGTTTACAATTTTTATTTTACAAAATATGATAAAATTTTATTCACTGACACAAATACTAGATGGACACAAATTACTTCAGATGTTAATGAAAGTACAGGATATTTTACTAACTCCGTAGACCTTACATTGCAAAAAGTAAGTTCTTATACAACTAACACATTAAAATATGTCACTGCTGGTGCAATGATTAAATTTGTGCCACCTGCAGGAAAGAGCTTTAAGCGAGGCGAATTAGTCACAACTAACGCTAACGATTTAGATCAAACTGATAGACTGTGGACCAAAGTTATTCGAGTAATAGGTGATGGAACCAATGCAGGCCGTGGCACATTAAGCACGGGAAAAGGTCCAGTAATATTCAATGATACTGTGCCTACCGGAGCAATTGCCAGTAGGATTATTCCAAAGTTTGTAAACAATTTGCCTGACGCCTTAGAAACACAGATTGTAAACCTGTGTGCTGAAAATAAAAACTTTGGCCTTAGATTTGATGTTGCCACGGCATCGTGGAAGATTATTACAGCTCCTAACATTGACCTAATTAATGCATTTGCACTAGGTAAAGCAGGTGATACTTCAAATAACAATCTCGATACTAGTTGGATCATTGCTTTTATTAAAGAAGCAGATGAGTATCAAATTCGTGTTAGAACTCTAAATTACATATTTGGTAGTCTTGAACAAAACAGATTTTACTTTGATGTTAATCAAAAAATCTACGATGGAAAGACAGGTAAAACTATCAAGGATCAGGTTCGAGTTTTAGGTATCAACACTACACCGATGCCGAGTACTCCTTTGCCGTTAAAACAAGATCTTGTATTTGAAGTTGATGATTCTATCAAATTTGAAGATGGTTATCAAAGCTCAGAAGAAATTCAAGTGGCATTTAGCGACAGTGACGACGATGGCGTTATTGACAATGCAGATGCATTTGAACAGATTGTCGGAGCCGACCAAGATCTAAATTACCTATTTTTTACAGAAGTAGTAGACAGCTTTGGTAATATCATCTATGCCTATTTTGATAACAGCACTGATTTGATTTTAGTAGAACCAAAAGAAGACCAAATTAACGTTAATGAATATAATGACGGCCAGTTAATTTATTTTTACGACAGTGCGGAAGATCGAGTTAAGCGTGTAGATACTGCATCGAATAGTTTAATTTTAGAATCGGGCTATAGGGCAAATGTTGGTCGTTCTGGATTGAAATTTCAGTACACGCACAATGCCAATGTTGATCGTAGAATTGATCCTAGTGTTAGCAACATTGTTGATGTTTATCTATTAACAAGAAGTTACGATACAGAATTTAGAAAATATCTAGGCGGCGGTTTAACAATTAAACCAGATGCACCTAACAGTGATAGCTTGCGAATTAGTTTTGGATCTAGTCTTGGAGAGATTAAATCGATCAGCGACGAAATAATATACCATCCAGTAAATTACAAGGTCTTATTCGGATCAACAGCAGACTATGCATTACAGGCACAGTTTAAGATTGTTAAAAATCCAAATAAAACAATTAATGATAATGATCTTAAAGTTAGAATTATTTCAGCCATCAATGATTTCTTTGATGTAGCTAATTGGGACTTCGGAGATAGGTTTTATCTTGGCGAATTAATCACTTACATTACAAATGCAGTAACACCGGATCTAAGTAATCTGGTGATTGTACCAAGACAGCCAACACAGAGTTTTGGAAGTTTATTTGAAATACAAAGCGCCAACGATGAAATTTTTGTCAGTGGTGCCACAGTAGATGACATTGTTATTGTAACAGCAATCACTGCTAGTGAAATTCGTGTAGATGCTTCGGCAGTTATATCATCAACAAATTTAGGGTAATTGTAGAATATGGCAAATGAAATTTTCCCAGCAAGCGGACTACCAATTCGCAGGACAGTAGATTTACTTCCTCAGGTTTTTAAAACTGAAACAAACAGTAAATTTATGGCCGGTGTTATTGACCCCTTGGTCCAGCCAGGTGTGCTACAAAAAACTGTAGGATACGTTGGTCGTAGATATGGCAAGACCTACAACGGATCTGACATTTATCTTGACAGCGACAATACACTACGCAGTAGATATCAATTAGAACCGGGAGTAGTACTTTCAGACGATAGAGGTAATATTGAAAATTTCTACGACTATATCGACTTTAAAAATCAACTTAGATTTTTTAATAACTTCAACGAGCGTGATGATTTAATTACCAGCCAAGATCATTACAGCTGGAATCCTCCTATTGAGTGGGATAAATTTGTAAACTTCCGCGAATACTATTGGGTTCCTAGCGGCCCACCGAGCGTTAAAGTTCTTGGCCAAGGGGATGCAATTACCAGCACCTATCGAGTTCGTCAGGGCACAACATCAACATGGATCTTTTATCCAGATGGTGCAACAAACAATCCTACGCTAACACTGTATAGAGGACAGACATACAATTTTGCAGTTAACAGTCCTAGAGAAGGATTTTATATTCGTACAGCTTTTGATACCGGCAGTTTAAAATACAATCCTTTTCTTCCGTATATTCCTAACCAATTAGCAGTCTATGATGGAAAATTATGGAGAGCATTGACCTTTATTACGGCCAGTGTTGATGGCACAATTGTCGAAGGACCAGAGTGGGAAATTGTAGATGAAAATGTACAGACATCAAAGTTTGATTATTTCAATGGAGTAACTAATAACGGTGAAACTAACGGAACAGTTACATTTAAAGTTCCATTAGATGCACCAGATATCCTTTACTATCAAAGTGCAATTAATCCTGATAGATTTGGTCGATTTTTGATCCAAGACATCGAAGAAAATACCAGTATTAACATTGATAAAGAAATATTAGGAAAACAAACCTACACTAGTAGTAATGGAGTTGAGCTTACCAACGGACTAGTTGTGAGATTTGGAGGCAAAGTTACTCCTACAAAGTATAAGAAAGACAACTGGTTGGTAGAAAAGGTTGGCAGAGAAATAACGCTAATTAAGTTTTCTGATTTAGAAGTTCCTATCATCACTAGTCAAACTCCCGAAGTAATTTTTGATAATACTGGGTTTGATACAGAACCGTTTGATGATGCAACTTCATATCCTGGAGAAAAAGATTACATTATAGTATGTAGAGCTAGCATTGATGCAAATCCCTGGAGTCGTTATAATCGTTGGTTTCATAAATCAACTCTTGAACAAGCACACAAACTAAATGGCACAGATTTTGAAGCAGGAGACAATTTTAGAGCCAAGCGTCCTATTATTGAATTCCGACCAAATCTTCAATTGTTTAATCACGGTAGTGTTGCAAAAACTCCTGTAGACTTCATTGATACATTTACAACTGATATATTTTCTATAATTGAAGGTAGTCAGGGATATAGTGTTGACGGTGAATTTTTATATCAAGGCGCTCGAATTTTATTTGTCGCAGACACTGACGAATTAGCCAACAACAAAATTTATCAAGTTAATTTTATAACACACAATAATGTTAGACAAATTACATTACGAGCAACAGTTGATTCTGATCCTATTTTAGGAGAAGGCGTATTAGTAAGAAGCGGAAATATCAACAAAGGTCTAATGTATCATTTTAACGGAGTTAGTTGGATACCTAGCCAAGAAAAAACTAAAACTAATCAAATGCCATTGTTTGATCTATTTAACAACAACGGAATTAGTTTTTCAGATGTAACAACATACCCATCGTCAACATTTGTTGGATCTCCTATTCTGAGTTATAAAGTGGGTAATAGTGTTTCTGACAGTGAATTAGGATTTAGTCTCGACTACCTAAACATTGATAATGTTGGAGACATCTTATTCACATATAATCTTGATCTTGACAGTTTTTCTTATTCTGTTAATCAACAAACATTAACAAAAAATCTAAACACTGGGTTTTATAGATTTAACCCGCTTGACGAATTTGCCAATGGATGGGTTAAATCAGACAGCGATTATCAACAGCCAATTTTAGATAGCGTAGTTATCACTGAAGTAACAAATCAAGTTACACTGTCAACAGTTGACTGGGCAGCTTTTAGTACTCTGCCTTCTACTGTAATTTTTTATCTAAACGGACAGAGACATTTAGACAGCTACACTAGAGAAAATGGAACATTTACCTTTGCCAATGCATTTACAATAAACGATGTAGTATCCATTAAGATCTATATTAATATTGATCCAGATCAAGGATATTATCAAATACCACATGGCCTAGAAAAGAATCCGCTGAATGATAATATGACAGCATTTACTCTAGGGCAGGCAATCGACCACTTGTCATCGGCTATGGAAATTGAAACTCAATTTTCTGGTGTGTACCCTGGCAACAGTAATCTAAGAAACATCGACGGTTATCAAAATCGTTGTATGCGTTTCTTAAAACATTCTGGCATTGCTCCGATGGCAGTGTCCTTGCTCTGCGATAAAAATATCAATATCGTAAAGTCTATACAACATTCTTTAAGAGCCTATAGTAATTTTAAAAATGAATTCTTAAAAAGAATTGCAGAGGCTATGCCTCTGGACAATGTAGTTGATTTTGTTGACGAAGTTATGTCAGCAATGACTATAACAAAAGATTCATCAGATCCGTTTGCAGACAGTGATATGATAGGAAACGGAGCTCATGCTGATATAGTATATCTAGTAGAAGACGAAGGAATAAAAGTTTTTGCATTAAGTCAAACTTTTAATCTTACAGAACTTAGCCGTCGTGCAATTTATGTTTATCGTAATGGTGAGCAATTAATTCACGGTGCAGATTATACATTTGACGGTACATTTGGATTTATTAGACTTTCATTAACACTAGTTGAAGGTGACCAAATTGTAATTAGAGAATATGTATCAACAGCTTTTAATTATATTCCGGCAACTCCTACTAAGCTAGGTCTGTATAAAAAGTACCTACCATACATTTATCTAGATGACACATTTGTAACTCCTCGACTAGTAATACAAGGTCACGACGGTAGCATTACCGCAGCCTACGGTGACTACAGAGATGATGCAATATTAGAATTAGAACTAAGAATTTACAACAACATTAAACAAGAATATAACGAAGATATTTTTAATATTGACAATGTATTTGGCGGATACTACGGTAATGCGCTATACACTAAATCAGAATTAGATGCTATTGTTATTCAAGATTTTCTACGCTGGGTAGCTAACACTGACATAGATTATACCAACAACGATCAATATCTTGATCTTCAAAACAGCTTTACCTATACCTATAGTAATATGACTGATCCAACTAGACAGCAAAGTCTACCAGGATATTGGAGAGGCGTATATCGATGGTTCTATGACACAGACCGTCCTCATATTTGCCCTTGGGAAATATTAGGATTTAGCGAAAAGCCAACATGGTGGGAAAGTGAATACGGTCCAGCTCCTTATACCAGAGGTAACTTAATTCTTTGGGAAGACATCCGCGATGGTATTATTCGTCAAGGCCCAAGAGCAGGCACTTATGATAGATATGCCAGACCTAGTATTCTTGACCATATTCCCACAGACGGCGACGGCCGATTATTAAGTCCGTTAGATTCTGGTGTTGCTAACGACTTTACTTTGATCAATAATCAAGGTGATTATAGACCAGGCGATGTTAGCCCAGTAGAAGCCGCTTGGAGATCCAGTAGCGAATGGCCATTCTCAGTAATGGTAGCTCTATGCCTGTTGAAACCTTTTGAGTTTATCACAGATAGTTTTGATAGATCTAGAATGTCAGTAAATCAGCTAGGACAAACTGTATCTTCGGAATCTGGAGTGTTTTCAAAGATTTCAGATCTGCTAGTGCCTGTGGTTGGAGGAACACAACTATCCGGACTAGTTACTTTTGTTTCTAGTTACGTTCGTAGTAAAAATCTAGATTCACAGGTATTGTTAACTAGATTAAACAATCTTGATGTTAAAATTTCTACAAGGATGTCTGGTTTTGTTGATCAAACAGAACAAAAATATCTATTAGATAGTAAAAATCCAAGTGCTACTTCTAGCAGTATATATGTACCCAACGAAAATTATGATGTAATTTTCAATGTGGGTGTTCCTATGATAGGCATTGCCTACAGTGGAGTCTTGATTGAAAAATTAGCCGAAGGCTGGAAAGTCAAAGGCTACGACAACCAGCAACCGTACTTTAATTATTTTAAACCTATTGCCAGCAGCAGTGATCCGTTGACATCAGTAGGAGGTACTAGTGTATCTTTCTTAGATTGGGCCGCAGACAAAGTCTACAGCAACGGCGATGTTGTACGCACTCAAAACATATTTTATCGTGCTCTAAAATCTCATACCAGTACCGGTGTGTTTGATAAAAGTCTTTGGAAAATCTTGCCTAAATTGCCAGTAGTTGGCGGAGTTGACGCTTATTTTAGAAAAACATTCAATCAACTAAAACCAATACAAATGTTCTACGGAACTGTTATAACAACAGTTCAAGGAGTAGTAGATTTCTTATTAGGCTATCAGGCCTATTTGAAAACACAAGGATTCAGTTTTGATCGATACGATGCAGAAAATCAAGTAGCCTATAATTGGCAGACTAGCTGTAAGGAATTCTTATTCTGGACAAAACACAATTGGGCAGTAGGCTCGTTGCTAACACTAAGTCCGAGCGCCAGCCAAGTTGAAATGAAAATTCCGTTAGGAGTTGCCGACAGCTTATTTGATAGCTTTTATGATTATCAGATTTTTAAAAGCGACGGTGCACCGCTGCTACCTATATTTTTAAATGTTAATAGAGATTTTCAGTCAGTAAAGGTCAGTACTGTTAATACTAATGAAGGTATCTACTTTATTAAAGTATATTTTGTTCTCAAAGAACACATTACTGTATTTGACGACCGAACAGTTTTCAACGATGTTATCTATGACAAGACTACCGGTTATCGTCAGGAGCGTATTAAGAGCCGCGGATTCCGTACCGTTGATTGGGACGGTGATTACACTAGTCCTGGCTTTTTGTTTGATAATGTAAACATTCAACAATGGAGTCCCTACACTGATTATCGTTTAGGTGACATTGTTTCTTATAAATCTTATAATTGGGTCAGTAAAGAAAATCAGCAAGGCACTGAGTTGTTTGATACTACAGTATGGGAAAAATTAGATACCACTCCAACAAAAGGCCTAGTGGCAAACTTTGACTATAGAATTAATCAATTTGAAGATTACTACGATGTTGACGCTGATGGTTTAGGTAGTAGTCAACGAGATCTAAGTCGTCATGTTATTGGATATCAAACTCGAGAATATCTACAGAACATGGCAGAAGATGCTGTTAGTCAGTTTAAGTTATATCAAGGATTCATCCGTGAAAAAGGCACAGCAAATGCTATTACTAAAGTATTTGACAAACTCAGCAGAACAAATTCAGGAAGTATTCAACTCAACGAAGAATGGGCATTCCGTGTTGGACGACTCGGCGGCACTGATCAGTTTAATGAAACTGAATTTAGAATCTTAAAAAATGATTTTAAAATCAATCCACAGCCAGTAATCATTGCACCTACAGAGTCTAGCACAGATGTATTAGATTTGTATATGCGTGTACCTGAAAAGAATTTTACAATTGCACCAATCCCGTTTACTGCAAATATTAATCCTGTTAAGAAATATAAACTAACTCCAAGAACAGCAGGTTATGTAAATTCTTTTGATGTTGATTTTGCTGTTAAAAACTACGACGATATCCTAGCATTAAACATTGCAGATTTTGCAGAAAATTCTCATGTATGGATTACTTTTTATAACAATTCTTGGACAGTACTGCGATACAATATTTCTAGACTGTTGTTGATTACTGATGTTAATGTAGTTAAAACACGAGTTGAAATTGTATTGGGTAGAACACATGGCCTGATAGTAGGTGACATCTTTGGTATTAGAAATATCGAAAATCTAGAAGGCTTTTACAAGATTACCGAAGTTCCTGATAGAAAAACCATAGTGATTCAAATCAGCAAAGATGCCAAAGAACCAAAGTGGGATTCAAGCACTGTTATTAATTTAGAATTGTTTAGTTCTGCTAGATTTACTGATTATCAATCAGTTGATCTTGCTATAGCTGCAACACTGACCAGCGGTGCTAAATTTTGGATAGACAATAATGTAAATGATAATTGGGAAGTTTCTGAAAAACAAAAACTATTTTCGTCTACAGAAATTTCAGAATACGGAACAACTACCCCTTTAGGCAACGGTAGTTCTGTGTTGTACATTGACATATTAACACAAATTGTCTCAGCAATGCCAGCGAGTAATATTGTAGTTTCTTATTTAGAAAGAACAGAAGGATTAAAACCTTTACAAACTTTTGAAAGGCCTAATAGTATTAGTGCAGCGGCCGCAGGAGTATTTGGTGAAAGTCTTGCAGTGAGTCCAGACGGCAAATGGTTAGCTATCGGTAGTCCACGAGCAACCGGGATTAGATCAGATTATCAAGAAGTTTATGATAGTGACTTAGATTATTTACAAGGGGACATAGTTTTACACAAAGGAAAATTATGGAGAGCCAAAGTTGATATCTATGCACAAAATTACATAGGAATTGATAGTAGTCGTGTTGGTGTTGATAGCGCCTTTGCTAGAATTGATACCACTATGGAAGATTGGGAACCAGCACTAGTTGTTACAGCAAATCAACAAGGCACTAATACTGGTTATCTAGAACAGGGTGCAGTATCTTTATACGAATGGAGCGGACAGAATTGGGTTGAACGCTATAGCTTTGTAAGTCCGAGACAAAATACCAATGAACAGTTTGGTTCTAAAATAACTATTGGTGTTGACTCTGGAAATTATTACATGGCAATTTCTGCACCTGGTGCAGAAAATAACAAAGGCCGAGTGTATCTTTACAAGTATGCTCCATTAGTTTCTGATACTTCAGAAACTATAACTTATAAAGTAACGGTTGCGCCGCCTCAGGGAATGGACTCTGGGTACAAGTATTATATCAATGAACAATACAGGCCTAATCTATCTTTAATAGTTGGCAATACTTATATATTTGACCAAACTGATCTCAGCAATGTTTACTATCCCAATCCGGTAGATGGTACCATAACCAACAGACATCCCTTGAATTTCAGCAATGACAACATCAGTGGAGTTCTGGGAGGTGGTACATTATATACTACTGGAGTTACCTATCTTTTAGATAATCGTTCGGTTACTCAAACACAATATATTGCAGGATTTACTACTGCTACAACTAGAAAAGTTCAGATTACAGTAACAGAAAATACTTCTAGTATACTTTATTATTATTCGTCAGCAACTCTAAACATGGGTAATTCTATAATTAGAAAGTATCCAAACATTGCCAAAGAATGGCAACTAATTGAAAATCAAAACTTCAAAGGAGTTTATGACAACACCGGAGCTAGATTCTATGAAGCTGGTGCAATAGTATGGTACAATAACTATCTATGGCAATCTCTAGAAGATCAAACAGGCGACGGTAGTACTATTTCTATTAATTCGAACCAATGGGCTAGATTAGATCCAGTATCAACTCAAAGTTCGTTGCCTACTAATATTGCCCTTGAAGATGACAGTACAGATCCTACAGTTGGATCATTACTTTCAGACCAAGTTGCTGAACTAGTCAAAGATGGTGACAGATTTGGAACCAGTATGACTATGAGTCGTGACGGTATGACATTAGTAGTAGGATCTCCAACTAGCGATGGACAATATTTTACTAATTATCGAGGCGTCTGGAATGGTTATCAAACGTACACCGTTGGAGATGTAGTCAAGTGGACAGGTAATTATTATAGATTAGCTACGGCATCCTCAACAGGAGCAAATCCTGTATCCGGAGCTCCATGGGGATTAGTTGAAGCTGTATCGGATGCAACATCTGGTAAAGTTTACATCTATAAAATGAACGCCTATGGATTCTATAGTTTAATGCAGACAATCAATGCAGGTAGCTTGCCCGATGTTAGTGATTTATCTTCAGCCGAAATAATCAATTCCGGAGATCTATTTGGATTTGCAATTGACATTGATAATTCCGGAAACACGATTGCGGTCTCTAGCCCACAGGCAGATATCAATTTACAAAATCAAGGCAGTGTCTATATCTTTAGATACGATACAGATTCAACAGTTCCAGAATATAGACTAAAACAAAAACTTCAAAGTTACGAAATTTACAACAACGAATTATTTGGTTTTAGTGTTTCTATAAGTGAGCGTGGCGAACGAGTAGTAGTCGGCGCAAAGAATACTCCGTACAAACTGCCAACACGATTTGACCTATCTGCTAGAACGCGATTTGATGGTGGCCGCACAACCTTCTCAGAAGATCAGGGTTACCCCGGCCAGGTCTATGTGTTTGAACTTAAAGATTTAACATATTTCCTATCTGAAAAATTAGAAGCTGCTCTATTAGACAACGAAGGGTTTGGTTATTCGTTAGACAGCACAGCATCTGTAATTGTAACAGGTTCACCAAGTTATGCCCTAACTGGTACAAAAGTTGGTATGACTAGAATATTTAGAAAGGATGTTACCAAAGACAGTTTTACAGTTCTTGCAGAAGAATCTCCTATGGTCAATATCGATCTCTTAAAGAGTGTAGCAGTCTATGACGATGAAAACTATCTAAAGATTGCAGACCTAGATATTATTGATGTGAACAAATTAAAAATTCTTGGCCGTGCAGAACAAGAAATTAAATTTAAGACTTTATATGATCCAGCAACTTATACTAACGGTACTTCCGAAGTCGAAGTTGATGCTGACCAAGCCTGGTTTGAAAAGAATGTTGGAGTAATTTGGTGGAACATCAGCACAGCTAAATGGGCACACTATGAGCAAGGTGATCTTGCCTACAGAGCCGGTAACTGGAATCAACTAGCGCCAGGTGCTACTATTGACATTTGCGAGTGGGTCGAAAGCTCAATGAGTCCGACAGACTGGGCTAAAATGGCAGATACTACAGACGGATTGTCAGCAGGCATTTCAGGGCAACCTCTTTATAGTAATACAGCATATTCTATTAAGAGATTCACAAATCCTAACACTGGATTATCTTACGGAACAAAATATTACTTCTGGGTCAAGAACAAAACAATTATTCCTACCGGTGTAGCAGGCAGAAATATATCAGCCTCTAGCATTGCGTCTTTGATTGAAAATCCTTCCAGCGACGGTACTCCAATACTTGCTATAATTGACACTGACAAGTTTTTAACCTATAACTTAAGTTCGGTTATTACAGGCGACTCTGCCTTGATAAACATCGAATATTACAATTCAGAACGAAGACCCAATGCTACGCACACTGAATACCAGTTGTTAACTGAAGGAATTGCAGATAGCTTGCCTAGTGATGCACTAGAGCAAAAATGGATTGACAGCTTGGTAGGATTTAATCAAGCAGGTAATCCTGTTCCTGATCCTACATTGCTACCTAAACAAAGATATGGCCTAGCCTTTAGGCCGATCCAAACAATGTTTGTCAATCGAGGCACTGCATTAAAAATTGTAATTGACAGAAGCAATAATATTCTTGCAACTAGACCTTTTGCAGATTTAATTGATTTTGAAAACTTAAATCAAATTGAAAATATTCCTAGTGAAACTTTAAACTTATATGACCTAACTGTGGATACATTTGCTGAATTAAGTGAAATAGGTATTGTTAGAATTTCTCCTGCAATTTTAAATGCAAATATTGTTGACGGAGAAATTGATACTATTGATATTGTTGATCCTGGATTTGGATATCGCACAGTGCCACCTGTTAAAATAGTCGGAGACGGGTTAGGAGCTAAAGCAACCGTTACTATTGACCTTCAAGGCAGAATCACATCAGTAAGTGTTGTACAGAAAGGTAGAAAATATACTACTGCCGATGTGTCAGTGAGAAATTTTTCAGTGCTGGTTAAAAATGATATCACTTATAATAACTACTGGTCTGTGTATTTTTGGGACAGCGTTAGAGAGGGATTCTTTAAGAGCACTGTGCAATCTTACGACACAACCAAATATTGGAGTTATATTGACTGGTATGCTACTGGTTACAGTTCAGTGACTCGTATTGTAAAAGAAATATTAGATCTATATCTCGAACCTACTATCAAAATAAAAGTTGGCGATGTTATCAAGATTAAAGAATATGCGAATGGCGGCTGGGCGTTACTTGAAAGAGTCACAGACGGCAGCGGAGATATTCTTGGCAATTATATTCTAGTTGGTCGAGAAAACGGCACAATTAAAATCAGCGAAGAAATTTATAATGTTAAAGTCTACGACTACCAAACATCTTACGACGAAGTCACCTACGACAATCAACCAACGCAAGAATTGAGATTTATTTTTGCTGCTCTAAAAGAGAATATCTTTATTGACGATCTAAGAGCAGAATGGAACAAATTGTTCTTTGCCAGCATTCGTTATATATTTTCGGAGCAGTTGTATGTTGATTGGGCTTTTAAAACCAGTTTCTTAAATGCAATACACAATATTGGAGATTTAGAACAAAAGACTAATTATAAAAATGACAATCTATCTAGTTTTCAACAATATCTAGAAGAAGTAAAACCATTTAGAACAACTATTCGCGAATATACCAGCAGATATACTGACATTGATCGGCAGGGTGCTGCAATCACAGACTTTGATGTACCACCAGTGTACAACATTATAGAAGGACAAATACTACCAGTATTAGAAAGTTCTAGTGTTATTGACACTTATCCTTACAAATGGTGGAAAGACAATCACACTTATTCTATTACAGATATTGTTATTTCTAATATTGGTGCCGACTACAAAGATGCACCTCGGGTTGTGATTGCAGGTGACGGCACAGGAGCAAGTGCGCAAGCCTACATTGCCAACGGCGCGGTTTCTGGAATTAAAATCCTAGCCGGAGGCACTGGATATACTACAGCATCAGTGAGTCTAGTTGGTGGCAACGGTACATCTACCAATATTGCAAAAGCTGTAGCAATTATTGGCGATAGTAAAACAAGAACTTTTGACCTTACAGTTAAATTTGATAGGATTACCAAAGAAGGAACTTATCTAGAATATACTTATAGTCAAGAGTTTGTTGCTGACGGATTTACCGCAATATTTGAATTAAATTATCCTCCCACACGAGACAAGACAAAAATTGCAGTTACGATCAACGATGAGATTATACTAGACAGTGAGTACGAAATTACATTCTATAAGTCTAGCACAGACTCTTACAGCTTATTGAGAGGAAAACTAAAGTTAGTATCTTTACCAGTTGCCGGTGCAATAATTGTGATCGACTATGAAAAAGCCGACGAGATTTTAGAAGCAGTGGACAGAATTAACAAATATTATAGTCCGGCCCAAGGAATGATAGGTAAAGAAATCAATCAGCTAATGACTGGAATTGATTTTGGCGGCGTACAAATTCAAGGAACTACATTTGATGTCTCGGGCGGTTGGGATGCACTTCCGTGGTTTACCGACACTTGGGATTCTGTAGAACCAAACTCAGATTTTTATTATGTAGTTGATACGCAACCGTATACATTAACCGGAATAGATAGTCGATCACTAACCTGGAAAGCAGGTTCTGTAGTTCAATATGGAACCAAGCAGTATCGTGCAGTAATTGCCAATACTGATAAACCGCCAGTTGAGTTTCCAGATGTGTGGGAAGAACTAACAATTTTATTACCATTTACTCCAGCAATAGGACAACAACTATCAGTATACCTAAAGCGTAGTGGATTGGGTTCTCCTAGGAGTATTGATACATTAGATTCCGCAGGAGCACCAGTAATCGTCTACGATCAAGGTATTGAAGAATCTCGTACTATCCGCATAGATGATCCAAACTTTGGTGGAGCAGGAATTACAAATCCATTAGCTGTTATGCCTACAGTTGTAGGTGACGGCTCTACAAACAGCATTGATATACAACAATACGTTCAAATAGAAAATGGAGATACTTTGATATTCCGTCCAATGGACAGTGACGGTACTGTTAATATTACCGATATAAACATCATCGATACAAATTTAACCGGAGGTTCGTTGAGTGCAGTTAGCGGAGCATATATTACAGCCACCGGTACAGCAGCAGAAGATATTGTAGTTGATGGTAGTAAATTTATCAGCCCAGACCAAGTGCCTGCTCCTGAAGAAAATATTCCGGGACAAATAATTGACAGTGTTTCAATTAAAGTATTCCACACAGTGCAAACTGGTGCA